CCGTCGCCGTAGCCGGCGCCGTCGCCGTCGCCGTCGCCGTCGCCGTAGCCGGAGCCGGAGCCGGAGCCGGAGCCGGAGCCGTAGCCGTAGCCGTCGAGAGTCACCAGATGCACTTGCATGCGATGATGCTGATGACGGCCCGCATCGGTGCCACGAGTCGGCCCACGGGGTCCAATTTCGTTTTGCCGGTGGGTCCGTTCGCCGCCAACTCCCCCAGTCCTCGGGTTGTGCCCCAATAACGGATGCACTGAGCGTCCTCGATTACGAGCTTGTCACCGACTTCACGCGACTTGCCGACGTAGACCCAGCCGCGATCAAGCACGACAATCTGCTGCGGACCGAGGTCGATTTGTTCTCCTGCTTCTTTCATGAGTCACCTTGTCAGTGGGGTTAGTGCGGCCGGTCCTCTTCAGGTTGGCTGTGTTGTCCCATGCTCTGCTGAGGAGTCGAAGCCGAACCGGCCGCAAAAGTGTCTCTGCGCTGGCTATTGTCCCGCATGCGTTCCATCCACCACCGGCCCGGGCCTCTGCGGCCGTCACCGACACTGCGCCGGCGTGAGCACATGATACGGGCGTAGTACTCACCCGTCTCACCGCAGAACATCGGGTCGTCATGCCTGGCGGCAAGCCAGCGTTGGGAGAGTTCGGAGTAGCTTGCCTGGTCGATCCAGACCTTGGCCACAGGATCGACGCCGCTGTTGCCGTTGGAGGGACGGTCGCTCATGTCATTCCCAGTTGGTGCGTTGCCTTGGGCGAGGCCGCGACCTGGTGGATGGCGGCTTGGATCGCCTGGGTCCAGCAGCCGCGGCAGAGGTCAGGCGGTGGCCAGGCGTGGTCCAGAAACCCGACACTCATAGAGACCACGACGTGTTTTCCAGAGAGCTTGAGATCCTGCTGCACGACCTCAAGGAAGTGCTCCGCAACAGCCTCGGTCCCGCAGGCATCGCATTTGAGTCTGAGTTTCATCGGCTACTCTGAAAGGGCATCCAGTTCACGCCGTCGGCGCTCCATTGCCAGTGGTCGGGGACGGTTGCGAAATCGTAGTGTTCGTCCTGGCTCGCGAGCTGAAACGAGACGTCGCTGAACTGGACGACCTGGTAGGTGGTGCCGAACTCCGGGAGCCGAACCCAGACAAGCGGGAAATCGCGCCAGAGAAAGGACGTGGGGACGGGATGCGAGCTCATGGGATCGCCTGTCAGAAATCGTCGCTCGGAAAGGCGCCGTCATCGCATTCGGCGAAGCACAAAAACACGGCGACAATCAGACACCCGCTCGCGCCGACCAGGAGCACCAGCCCCGCCAGGAACCCCTCGGCTGCGATGGCGGCCAGGGCCATCACCAACCACACCACCCAAAACGGCAGGCTCCAGAGGATGCGGGACGTGCGAGGTTTCATTTCACGTTTTCGTACCAGCCCACGTCATCCGGGATGCCCATGGACCGTCGATCCGCGATGTGTTTCTGAATGCGAACAATGGAGGCGTCATGTCCTTCGATCTGCTTGCGATGTTCGGCGATAGAGAGTTCCCAGTCCGCGACGGTCGCCAGGCCGGCACCCGCATAACCGTCATTCTCGGTTGGAACCGCGATGGGAAGATCCGCGAACTCTTCGCCTGGGAGATGCAACTGCTCGCAGATCGCCACTGTGCATTTCGATCGCATCTTCGAACGGATTGCGTCAGCGATCGCATGAATGACTCCCGCCCTGGCGTAATCCTCAAATTCGCCCCAATGCTTCTCGACCCAGGTCTCGGCGAACTCTTCAGGAACGACTCCGTGGATCTCCTGAATCTCCAGGACAAAGGCGTCAATGCAATCGGCTTTCAGTCTCTTGAATTCGGCATTCATTCGATCTCTCCAAGGTACCCTGTGAACTCCTCCACAGTGTGTTGTAGACCCTCCCGATAGACCGCCTTCGCCTCTGCGTTCCGGTTCCAGAATTCCTGCCGGCGCTCTCGTCCGAACTTCCTCAGTGCGATCGCATGCTGACAATGGGAGCCGTAGGCAACGCGCACTTCCTGTATCCGCCGGGCCTTCTTCTTCTCGTCGGTTTCCGGTTCTCCGGTGTCCGGCCTTGCAGGCTTCGCTCTGGTCCTGGATGACGCTGCGGTGATGCGTTCTCGGATCTCGACAGCAAGGTCGGGGTCGACTTTCAGCCGCTCGGCCATCTCGACGATCACTCCGTGACCCAATCCCGTCTGACCGCTCGCGATGACGCTCGCCGCCTCTGGCACCGTGGCCGCGATCGTGTCGACAGCGGCCGCAAACTCGCCGTCGCGAACAATGGTGTTTTTTGAGACTCCGTGTTGCCGAGCAAGCCGATCGCACGTTCGACTGCTGAAGTGGTCCCCATTTTGGGAACCACTTCGCTCCTTCCCCTTGCCGCCGTCGTGAACCGCTTTCTTCTCCAGATTGTAGAGCCGCCCACGGAGCAGCCGCGATTCCTCCGGGGTCAGGTTGCGCCGGGCGAGCTGGTTCGCGATCGCCCAACGCAGGGCATCGTCCTGGTTCTCGAACGCGAGCTCGCGAACCGGAGGTTCGATCCCGCGCTCCTTCGCCCAGGCAAACCGGTTGTGCCCGTCCAGGAGAATCCGGTTGAGCCTCGGCTGCGCCCAGACGATCAGCGGCGCAAGGATACCGTTCTTGTCGAGGTCGGCGTGGAGATTGGCCCGCTCCTCCGGCGTCAGCGGCCGGTGCAGGCTGGAAAACGGGTGGATCAAGACGATGGCGGATGGTGCTTTCATGGGGATTCTCTCCTCCACCCGAGGGCTCACGCGCGGATGACGATGGAATCGCGGCGGGAGATCGGACGGCCGCGTTTGCGCTTGGGCTGGGCTGCCACCTGGACGCAGGCCTCGACCTCGGAGCGCAGAACGAGCAGGCGGGTGCCGTCGTAATGACGTTTGAACGTGCCAAGGCTGAAGCGCCGATGGATCTCGGGCACCGAACAGCGGAGGTATTCGGCGGCTTCGCGGGGCGTCATCCAGGGGGACCGGGTCTCGATCATAAAATCATTTCCTCAGTTTCAGCGCGAATTGCTCGTCCCGTTCGCACCTTTCCACCATGTCCTCGAGGGCTTCCCTTCCCAGAATCCCCGTGTTGAGCCGGATGCGCTGGCACAAACTTTGAATCCGGATCTTCAGATCCAGGGGAACGCGGATATTGACGGAGGACGTGGCCTTGGCGGCTGGCCCCTTTTTCACGCCATTCTCCTTGCTAATGGCTTTCATACGTAAATGAAGCTTTTACAGCGTAAACATTTGGTGGCAAATAAAAACACGTGAAACAATGTGAAACACAGGGTCAGATAGCATCGGAAAATGAAGCGGCCATCACGGCAGACCGGCGAGACGCGTTCGATGAATGTGAGGGTCCAGGCGGTCCTCTACGACATCGTTCAGGACGTGGCGATTCGTCGCGGCCAGGCGTCGGTTTCAAGCGTGGTCCGGGAAACGTTGGAAAAGGAGTTCTCAGGCGAACTGAAAGAGCGGATGCGCGACAAGGTCCAGCATTCAGGTCCTGCGGAGGGGGACTCTATCACCACGGACCTTCCGGTCGCTGGTATGAGCGCCCCAAAATTGACGGAAAGCGCACCTGGCGAGTTCTTGAAAGCCGCACCCAAAAAGAAGCCAGGGAAGAAATCTATCTGAAGCGGGCCGACCAGGCCCGGAGCAAACTCGGGCTCGCAGCAAATCCATACTCCAGCAAACGGACGATCGGCGACATCCTGGGGGCGTATGCCAAAGCGGGCTTCCCGGACCGGCACCGGGAAAAACGGGATGGCAAGGCCCGCGCCACGGAAGAGCGGAACTGGAAGAATCTCGACCGGCACCTCGGGGCCATGCCCGCCGACGCCGTCTCGGCGCGGATGTGTGACACCTATGCCGACATCAGGCGTGGGGAAATCAGTGATTCAGGGCGTGCGGGAAATTGCACCGTCGACAAGGAGCTACAGACCCTCTCGATGGCGTTCACCTATGCCGTGCGAAGCGGCATCACCCCGAGCAACCCGATCCGGCACGACCGGCCCCGTTACGACCGCCCTTCGATGGCGCGCCATGCACGGGACTGCATGCCGGCGTCCGGGACCGAATTGCACCGGCTCGCGCACGCGCTGGCAGACGATCCACGCGGCGAGGTTCTGGCCTGGCAATGTCTCTTCTCGGCGCTGACCGGCTGCCGAACCGGCGAGATCCTACGGATGCGCTTCGATGCTGCCCCGAGGAAGGCCGGATTTGTGGAGGGAGACTGGCTTTGGATCGAGCGACTCAAAGGTGGCGTCAACCCGTTCGTCGTCCTGCATCCAGACCTGCGTGCGTGCATGGCCGCGCACCGCGCCTGGCACGCAGAGAAGCATCCCGACTCGCCCTGGTGGTTTCCGAGTCCGGAGGCCGGCATCGGGCCGGTTGACAATGCGAGCCTGGTCCATGCTCTGAAACGAATCTCGGCCGCCCTCGGACTTGGAGCGCGAACCGGTCATGGCCTGCGAGCATTCTACGTCACCGTCCGACGATCGGCCGGGATCAGTGATGGCCAGGTGGCAGCCGAGATCGGGGACAAGACCTCGTCGCTCATCAGCACGACCTACGGCCAGATTCCGCCCGGCTGGCGGGGGGGTCCGGATCTCTCCTGGAGGCCGGCAAACGACCCTCCTTTCTGGGAGGTGTTCGCCCGTCTGCCTAGTGAAGGAGACGGGCGGGATTAGTCCAAATTTTATACCAGTGGACTAATAAATCCCCGTTTTCAGCCCGTGATCAGAAATTCACAAGTGCTTGTAAAATAGCTAGGTTGCAAACGGGCGCTCGCGGGCGAAAAAAAGGGAGATCTGGTTTACACGGAGAAGGTCGCAGGTTCGAATCCTGCATCGCCCACCAGGCTATCAATAACTTACGACGATCACGAATGAAGGCGAAAAACGAATTTAGTCCAGTTCTTATACCACTCACAAACACAGCCGCCGCCGACGGCGCCTGGCGAAGCATGGATGGCAATGCGGAAGATGCGGGCAGAGCTACCTGCCGAAGTTCGTGCCGGATGCCGGCGGACAAGGGCACCGTGCTTTGCCAACTGTGATGCGATACGATTGATCCAATGTAGCGGCGCAGCCCGAGCACAGGGCCAGGGCAAGGGCGAGCGCCAGCCACTTCATGAGGCGATGGCCTGGGCGTCCAGATCACCTTCGATCAGGCCCAGGCGGACCAGGTTGAAACTGGCTTTCGGGTCCATCTGTTCCCAGGGCAGGTCCCGGGCCGGGAGGCTGCGGAGGCCCAGGACAGCGACCTCCTCCTGGCCCAGCTCCTGCCAGACTTCATTCTCAAGCGCGGCATGGTCCAGGTCACCTCGATCGTCCTTTTCCTTTTCGGCTGCCACCGCTTGCCTGAATGCCTCCCGGTGGAGAGCCAGTGCAGGGTCCAGCTTGGACATGTTCAGGGTGACGCGGTAGGCCGCGAGGCGGCTTAAGCTCCCTGGTGGCAGGTTCGCCAGGGCGAAGTGTGCCTCGTGCAGCAGGATCATCTCGTGGGCTGTCATGGATTGGATGGGGTTTGCGCTCGCAGCATGTCGGCGTAAACGGCCAGGGCCTGGATAGCCTGGCCAACGGTGAGCCTGAGTTTGGGTCCGCCGTGATCGGGTGGGGCAGTCGGCTCTGGTGCCTCCCAGGGAATCGTGTCCGGCACGTCGCCCAGGACAAGAGTCCCATCGACGAGCCGCTCCTGAGGGCCCGGGGTGACCGGGATCTCGATCTCGACAGCCCAGGCGTCCTCCATGTGGGCGGTCAGGAAGGTGCTGCCGGCGTGCTCGACTTCCACCTCCTCGTCGGCCGCGGTATCGCGGAAGAACGTCACCGCCTGGTCCAGAAACTCCAGGCCGTCAGGGGTGACGACGATGCGCCGGGTGTAGTCGGCGCGGACGACATCTCCGAGTTCTCCGGTTCTGTATTTCATAGGTCAGAGCCTCCAAAGGACAGCGTTCGTGACACGGAACTCCTGGGCCTGGGCCGTGGTTCCCTTGTACTCCAGCTTGAGCGTGTTCGGAACCGTGGTGTTGAGGGTGCCGCCAGCGGTGAACTTTGACCGCAGCCCGTAATTGGTGCTGTAGACGCTGCCGGCCAGCCCGTCCCCGTTCTCGTACGCGTGGACACCGCGCATGAGCGGGCTGACGGCCGTGCCGGTGGACTGGACGGTGATCCAGATGTTGGCAGTCCAGGTGCAGCCAAGCGACGGCCCGCTGCTGCCAGGCTCGGCAATGTGCACGTCCATGACATAGCTGCCCAGCGACACACGGAACTCGGCCTGGAGCGCATCAGGGCCCTTGATGAATCCAGCCATCTCCAGCTTGAGGACGTTGCCAGCCGCAATCGTGTTCGCTGGCAGGGTCAGGCTCATGCCGGCGCGCGCCGGCGGCGTGACGTCCTGGAAAGTGGCGCCGACGTAGGTGCTGGTGACCTCGCCTACCGTGACCACGATGAGGCTCGCAATGGCGTCATTGGGAACGATCCCGATCCAGGAGCGGACAGTCGCGGCGTCGTACTGCCGCAGTCGCTGACTCTCTGAACCGGAGCCCGTGTCGCGGCCGAACAGGAAGGCGGGCGTCGTGCTGGAAAGCGGCACGATGGACGAATCGCTGGGCAGGGAGAGTTTGCCCGCGATCACGGAGGCGCCACCACCGCCACCCGTGACCGCGAGCGTGCCGGCGATGCCGACGTTGTTCTGCACGCTGACGTGACCAGCGACCGCCAAAGTGTCCCCGCCGAAGATCGAGAGGATGCTCTGGGTGAGGGTCGAGCTAGAGTTCCAGATGGCGACGTAGGTATTCGTGCCGATGCCGGTCAGGAAATTGGCACTCGCCCAGGCCTGCGTGGCCACCGCGAGGTTCTGCCAGGTGCCGCTGACGTTCTGCCAGACGGAGAAGGAGCCGCTGTTGAAATCGTATTCGAGGCAGTTGCGGACATGCGTCCAGGTCTGCGTGCCCTGGAACAGCGCCCAGCCGGTGCCGTTGGTCCACGTCCCGACGCTAGCCCCGGTCGCTGCCTTCTGCTGGACCACGGGAGACGACAGCCCAGGGCTCGGGGACGTGCCCTGGAGGAGGAGAGAGCCGGACCCAGGGCCGGTCCCGATTCCGGTGCCGCTCATGGTCCCGCCACTGAGCGGGACGTAGCCCGACAGCAGCCCGTCGACCTGCCCAGAGGTATAGACACCGAGCCACGCGCGGACCCAGTCATTGGTGCCGGGCCGTACCTGATCGCCGTCCAGGACCATGAACCGGGTGGAGGCGCTCGCCGGTGCGCTTAGGTCAGTCCCGAGGACAGCCGCCGAGAGATCCCACTGGGCGGCCTGGAGCCGGGATTTCTGAACCCCGGCAATCTTCACCGTCAGGATCGAATCGACGGTGGTCTCGGTGGTCGTGGAGGTTATGAGCGAGTCACCGAGGGTCGACGCGGTGACCCACTTGACGACTCGATCAGGAGTCCCGCTGCCGGTGGGACCGGAACCACCACCGCCGCCGCCAGGTGCGCCGTTGTGCCACGACAAACCCGTCGTGGTCATCTTGAGGAACCAGTTCTCGCCGGCGGCAGGGGTCGGAGGCGACAGGAAGCGTACGCTTGTCCCGTCTGCGACCATCACCTTGAGGTTGGCCGGGGTGGTGCCGGGCGAGGACTGGCTGGGCAGCACCAGGTCATTGGCGACGTTGAGGGAGGCTGCCACCGTGACGGTGAAGGGCGAGCCGAGCGTCTCCGAGAGACGGCTGTTGACGAGCGCCTGGCTGGCTCCAAAGCGGGCAAGAGTGCCCTCGGTGCCGCTCGCACTGATCCCGATGTACGTCCGCAGCGCGGCCGCGGTCACGTCACCCATGACAAGGGATGAGCTGCGTCCGAGGATGGCGGCCGGCGTGACGGCAGCCGGCGCCTGGAGGAACGAGACGGTTCCCCCGATGACGGTATCCGAGAAGATGTTGTGCGGGGCAGCCATCAGCCGACGACGATGACCGTTGCGGTGGCGCTCGCTGGCACGACGTTGGGCCAGATTTTCACGGCACTGGTCGATTCGACGGTAATCCCGACCTCGATCTTGGCCGGGACCGTGTTGAAGGGTGCCGGCCCGTCCTGCCAGCACTGGACCTCGACATCGCGGGTGCCGAGGTTGTGGGTGATGGTCTGGGCTGCGCTCAGGGCGACCAGGCGCTGCACGAACCGGCGCAGGCCGGTGCTCACCTCTCCATTGCCGCTGGTGATGCCCACCGGGCAGGTCGGGATGTAGTGCGTCCAGGTGGTGCCGACAACAGAGCCATGATAACGGCCGCTGAAATCGGGAATGACGGACCCGCAGCCGATGCCCAGGTTGAGATCCACGATGGCGCCTTGCTGGTAAACCCTGGGATTCTTGATCCCGTAGCTGGTCCCGACCGTCAGGGTGACGGCGCCGGTGTTGGCCGACGTGTCGCCCGGTTCCAGGCGGATCGCCCCGGCGGCGGACGCACCCTGGGTCGATGTGGGCAGGAGCAGGGTGGTCTCCGAGGACGTACTGGCCGCCTGCTTGAGCGGGCTGTCGGTGACCAGGCCGCTGATCGAGGAACCGAAAAACGCAGGCTGCGCGGTGGCGTGCCACAGCGTAGCGCGCAGAGCGTAAAACTTGCGGTACTGGAAGAGGCTGCCGAGGGCGTACTCGACATCCATGCGGCCATTCGAGCCTCCGAGGGTCAGGGTGGCCCAGCCCGGAGAACCGTTGACGGTCTGCGCGGTCAGGAGCGGAGCGTTGCCGGAGTTCACCGATGCCCAGCCGCCCGCGCCGGATGTGAAATCGGTGGTGGCGATGGCAATCGTGCTGCCCCACTGGTCGAGCTCCGAGAGGCCCGTCCTGTTGAGGTCCGCGGCATCCTGGGCGCGGAGGGCGCGGTTATAGACGACCACCCGGTGGACCCTCGGGACTGATCCGAGCCCGGAGTAGAACATGCCGATATCCACCTTGTTCGAGACGATGTTCTGGGCCCAGGTGCCTGCCCCAGAAGATGACCCGGTTGTCGTCTGGACCCGCCCGTTGATGTAGACGTAGGGCGTGGTTCCGTCCCGAACGACAACCGCGTCGATGATCGTCCCACCGTAAGTGGCGATGACGTTGGCGACATTGACCTGCACCTGGTCGGCGCCGTTGGCCGACACCTCGAACCGTAGCTGGCCGGATGACGTGATCTGAATGCTCGCGGCATAGGTGAACCCGGCGCCCACGCCTCCTCCGTTTACTGACACCACGCAATCTGAACCCGGACCACGAAACACCCTCGGGACCAGGAACCGGACCCAGATGCTGATCGGGTCGGTGCCGATCAATTCCGAACCCAGGCTGGCCGTTATGCGGTCCAGCGGGCCCAGGATGACGGCGCCTCCAGGCCGTGCCGTGCCGTCGCTGGTGAAATTGGCGTCGTCGATGAACGCAATCCCGCGCCGGGTGGGAGTGCTGTCGGTATACCAGAGGCGGGTGCCGTTGTTCTCGACCGAGCCGGAGACCGGGGTGGTGAGCAGGGAGCCAGTCCCGAACCGGATCGGCGCCTTGGAGGTCGTGCCGGGAGCCAGCTCCAGCCAGGAGGCGGCGGCCGGAACGATGCCGATGCCGGTCGCGGACTGGACATGAGCCTCACCGAACACCGAGAACCGGGTTCCGTTCCACGCGAGTTTGCTAGAGTCCGAGGTCAGTCGCCGGGTTGTCGAAGACACGAACGGAACCGCCGTGGCGTCCCCGGATACGGTGTCCCCGATGCAATGGAGGTGGTTGTTCACCACCTCCACGGTCCCGGTGAGGGTGCCGTCGCCAGAGCCTGATCGGTTGGGAATGACGGTCCCGCAGATGGCGCCAATGTCGGAGTCCATCAGGCAGCCTGGGACCGGCCCGCTCAAGCTGCCCCATTGGTCGGTGTGCGCGATGCCGTTCTCGTTCAGGTCCGAGACTTCGGCACCCGTCAGAGCCCGGTTGAACAGGCGAGCCGAGTACATGGGCTCGGGGTAATCGGTGCCGCCAGTCAGGCCGACGAAGATTCGGAAGTAGAGGGTCGAGGCGCCGTTGGCCAGGCTTGAATCGTCGATGTCTACGGGCGTGTAGGATTGATTGACGCCATTGATGTAGACCGATTGCACCCCGGCAGTCCTGACGGCAGCGATGTCGATGGTCTTGCCCAGGTAGGACGCCATCGGGATGACCGACGAGAGGTGCTGCGACTGCCCGGCGTCCCGCCAGTAGAGCTGGAGCCCGTTGGAGGTCGTAATGAGCAGGCCGAAGTCGAAGGCACCCACGCCACTCGTGGTGGCAGCCGAGGTGATCGAGGCAAAGGCGATGGCCGTCGAGTTGGCGGCTGGCCACTTGAGTTTCACGGCAAGCGTGAAGTCTCCTGTGCCGATGGCTCCGCCGCTCAGGGTGGTGACACCAATGGTCCCGGTCGTGGTCGTGGAGAGGGCGCCAGACTTGGAGGAGGACGAGGCCCCGAGCCAATTCTTGAAGGATGTCTTGTCGGCCTGGACGACACGTTGCGCGGTCGTGAGACCGGAGCTGTTGAACAGGAGGATCTGGCTGGTGTCACTCAAGGTCGCCGCGCTGGCCTTGAGGTCAAAGAGAGCATTGAGGTTCAGCTCTCCTAGACCGATGCGGTAGAGGTCCACGTCCATCGGCCCGAAGCCGTCCCCGAACTTGACGGTGCCGCCTGCGCTCACACCCCAGGTGGGGAAGGCTGCGCCCGCGCTCGTCTTGGTCTGTAGGACGACGGTCGAAGGGCTGGTGTTGACGAAGGAGTGAAGGCCGGTCCAGTTGGGTGCAATCGCCTGGTCAATCTGGAGAGTGCAATCAAAGGCCAGGTAAGCAGTCCCGCGTGCGTTGGTGCCGGTCGCCTTGGGCAGAATCCCCACCAGGTTCACGGGTTCACCAGGCACGGGAATCTGTAAGTCAGTCTGGATCTGCGCCTGGGTGCGAGACTTGAGAACGGCTGGCCCCGCTGTCGGGTCGCTGTCAAAGACTGCCAGCCAGGGAGACGTGGCCGCCGCCGTGGTGCGGACAGCAATTCCGGCATCGAAGGTATGACGCGCCGACCAGGTGGGCAGGATGGCTGCGCTGATGCGGAGCTGGGCATCCTCCCGGAGCACCTTGGAGGAAGTGCCAGCGTCAGCCGGGTAAACGTAGGGCTCCATCCCCACGAGTTTCTGCGGTGAGCCGTAGAGCGTTCCGAAATTGGCCGAGGCCGAGAACGTCCATGCAAGCGCGGTCTGGCCAAGCTGCGGCCTGGGGCCGGTCGGAGTGACGCTCAGGCTTATGAGGGAGTCCCCGCCTGCGATCATCTCCAGCGTGGGCAGGCCAGTGACGGCGACATCGGTCCAGGTCGGTTTGCCGCCGCTGACTCCGAGCACCTTGCCAGCGGCTCCAATCGGGAGCTCGGCAATGCTGGCCGTCGTGTCGGCATAGAACAGGCTGCCGATCCCGTAGCCGCCATCCTTCACGAAGGAGATTTTGTTCCCGGCAACGTGGATGCCAGGACCAGCGACCAGGCTGGTGACCGAGTCCAGAACCCAGTTCTCCGGGTCGGTGTCGACGTTGGCGATCGGGTTGGCCTGCCTGAATTTCGCCCCCTGGTTAACGGTGCCTTCTGTGACAACCGCAGTGGCGCCCGTGGTGACTTCGGACGGGTCGTCGGCGTCGATGGTGCGCGTCAGGATGACCGGGCTTCCGATGCCCCCAGAATTGGTCACCGAATAGATTCCGTTGTGCGCCGCATTGGCCTGGACCCGGACCAGCACCCGCTGGCCGACGATCAGCGTGGTGATCCCGTCGAACACAGAACCGTAACCGCTGATGGGACCGTTTGCCGAAGCAGTGATGGCATTGGTCGCCGCGGAATAGGTGCCGGCGAAGTCGGCGACCGTGGCGCACCGGACGGGGCCGCCGGTGACGGGCCGGTTGCCGCTGGCGAGGTTGTCGACGTAAGCCTTGGTCGCCGCGTCGTCGTTCTCGGTCGGGGTTCCGACCTTGACCCGGCCACCGCTGATTCGCACCGGGATCGAGTTCGCGGCCACGGTGTCGCTCGTGCCGAATCCGTCCAGGTAATCGGCGTTCAGGTTAGTGACCTTGTTCGTGGCCGGGTCCGCGTTCGCAACGGCGAAGGGAGGACCGGACGGAGCGCCGACATTCGGGGGTGCGAAGGTCCAGAGGCCGTAGATGGATTCATTCTGCCCGGTGCTGATGAGCGGCACCCAGACGGGCGTGCTGGCGTCGATGCAGAGGTAGGCGTGATTGTTCGTCGGGCCTGGGATCTGCGAGAAGGCGATCTGGCCGAGGACACTGGGCGACGGGTTCACGCTCACGAGCTCCAGGGCGGCGCTGACGAGCCGGTTTCTGGACATGTCCAGGTTGGCGAGTGAGCGAAAGTCGGTTCCTGCCATAATCTTTTCCTCCGGTTAAGCGACCACGTCAGCGAACCAGGCCTCCGTCCCTGGCGGGATCGGGGAGCTCCAGTGAATATCGACCTGGGTGCCGGAACGAGTGCTGTAGGCCAGCACAGGGCTCAGGGTGGCGCCTTCGAGCACCTGAATAACGAGAGGCCCGGTCGTGCCCACGTCGATGGTGGCCTTGTGTCCGCCCTTGCCGTCCCCGGTCGGGAGCCAGTGCAGGACATAGCGCCTCGGCGTGGTGGCCTGTTCCAGCACCGCCTGGGTGATGGTCTCGAAGGAGACCTGGCGCGTACCTCTGCTGGCGTGGTCGATCACCAGCGCATCGTCCTTCTCCAGTGCCGGAGCCTCTGGTAGCTCGATGATCCGCTCGGCTGGGCATGTCTCCTCAAAGCCGCAGGGAACTTCCCCCAGGGGCCTGGGCAGGGCCCTGGTGTCAGCGGTGAGAGTGCCGCCTTCACCCAGGTTCCTGGCAGGGCGCCGATGACGACGGGCAGGCAGGATGCCGCTGCCGGTGATGGGTGCGGAGGCCCTTGGGAGTGGTGTAAGCTGGGTTGTCATGAGGTCCAGACTCCTGCCGGACAGGCTCGCAGGAAATGCCAGGGCCTGCGCCTCCCGTTCCACCGAGGGCAGCCGATTCGCGGGTGCATGCAACGCTCCGGCTGGTCATGGCTCCAGAACTCGCAGCCGTGACAGGATTTCTCCCGGTCGCGGAGCATCTGCCCGCTCGGCATGCGGTGGGTGACGCGGAAGGTCATGCGAGCGGGATGGTGAGGGTAGGGGTCTGCCCAGGCAGCACCTCCACCTGGATGGCGTGGAAGGCGCCGCCGCTCGTGCATGGCTGGCCGAGGTTGTTGTGCGTCATAAAGACATCGGTGGTGCCGGTGTCCTCTGGCCGAATGATGGCGGTGCCTTTCATGAACTCGCACCCGGTCGACGGAGGCGGACCAGAGTCAGAGAAAACCAGGTACTCGCCGCCGCCTGTTGGGAAGGCAGGCGAGAAGTCCGGGCCGTCAGGATCGACGCACTTCGTGGCCTCGTCCGCATCGGAGGTCGTGCCATGGGTGGTGACGGCGGTGGTGGTGGTCTTGCGAAGAAGCACCTCCTGGTTCGTGCTCCACATATCGCGCCAGGATTCCGGGATGGCTTCGAGTGAATCAGGGTCTCGCAGGCTGAAGCGGACGGCGCCGAGGACCGTCCGCTCTCGTAGTTCCCAGGCCGATCCGAGGCAGACATCGGTCAGGCTGACCGTGTACTCGGCGGTAACGCCACCGCCGCACTCGGCCCAGGTGTCAGCAAAGGCCGGGGAGCGTGGACCGCCAGGCGTGTAGGACCCCCAGGCGTTAATGAGGTCGCCGCAACTGGCCGCGCTGCCGTCCCCGAAAACAAGGCCGACGCCTACGAGGTGATCCTCGGTGGCGGTGTTGCATTCGAGGATGGACGGCAGCATCACGCGAACTCTTGTGAGGCGGTTGACCGCGTGGACGAACTGATTGTAGACGGCTGCCAGGGCATCAGTGTTGGGCAGAGGCCCGTAGCCGTCTGGGTAATTCGGCAGGACAGCGATGCGGGAATTGCCGAAAGCCTGCTGGCACAAGTCCTGGAACTGATAATCGTAAAGGGTGGCAACCCCGGTGTCGCAGGCATCGGCAAGGGTGGTCTCGCCGTCCACGTAACCCTCGCACATGGCGCGGAGGTAGAACTCCATCACCGGGAAAGCGTCGTGCGTGAAATGGGTGTCGGTGGGTTCCTGGGTATCGTTGGCGTCCTGGTAGGGGAATGGCACCAGGCGGGTCCAGTGGAACACCGGGTAACAGGTTCCGAACGGCCTGGTGGGATCTTCCCAGATGCCTGCGTTGATGGCGCTGTTGCCAGCCGGTGCCACCTGGGCTCCACCTGGCCGCGTGCATTGATTGCCGCCGTCGTTGAACTGGTGCAGGTACTCCCGCAGCCCGTTCTCCATCGAGCGGTAGGGTTCGGCGCGGAGAGCCGAGATGTCCCAGAGCGCACGGGAACGCGGGATCGAGGCAGGGGCCTCCGCACAATGGTGCAGGCGGCCGGTCAAGGTGACCTTGAGTAGAGCCGACGAACCGGTGCCTTCGATGTCCACCCTTTCAACCTCCACCGGGGGTTCATAGATGCGGCAGGAGCGGTAGAAATTCTTCCGGTACTCGACGCAGGTCGGGTCCGGCGGGTCGCCGCAGTCCAGCGTGTTGACGTTGAGGGCACCAGGGACACCCTGGACGATGGTGTAATTCCAGCCTGGCGGGGATTCCGGGACGTAAACCGGGCCAGTGCCGTAGGCAATGTGGGAGAGCAGGGCGGCTTCCCGCAGGATTTCAGGACTGTCGAAGTGGCACCGATTGATAAGACTGTAGATGTCGGAGTAGGCCTCCGGCTTGAAAATGTCGCCGCTTGAGATGTCGTAGGGCCGGAGCTCCACGTCGAGAATCCACTCGTTGGTCATGCCTTGAGCGTCCGCAGCGTGTTTGATGTTCAGCAGTCCTTCGAGCGGACGCACCATGACGCCTTCACCGATGCCGAACTCGCGCTTGAACCAAAGGATCGACTTGCCGCTTTCCACCGCATAGTCGACGAACTCGTTGCGCCGGGAGATGGCGATTGCCTGGCTGAACCGGCGCACGGCGTCAAAGACCGCGTTGGAATTGATGACCGTTCCCTCTTCCGGCATCCCGGCAGTCGCCCGAGGGTTCACCACGCAGCCGGTTCTGAAATATTCCTGGCTTATCACCCTGGCCTGGTCCTCCTGGGTGCCGACTCCGTCCGGGAGGTTGGCCTGGTCCGCAGACCCGCAGCGAAGGACCGCGTAGAGGTCAGCCACCTCCGGCCTGCGGGCCTCCAGCTCGGTGAACTCCACTTCCACCTCGCCGTCAGGCAAGGGCTTGGTCAGGCGGACGGAAATCGCCAGGGGTTGTTCGATTGTCGAGAGCAGGCTGACCGGCAGGAGCGAAACATCGGCAGCGTGCCCAATGCCGTCCGGGGTCAGGTTGACCTCGACGAAATCAATCCCACCGACCTCGATCATGAACCCGACAGGAGCGGTGGCGCCGGTCACGGTGACGCGCCAGCCGTCCATGAGGAAGTTCGGGTGCCAGAATCGCAGGGTGGCCCCGTCCTGGTCCTCGAACCGCTGACCGATGGAGGTGGCTCCGGCATTGGTGAACAGGGGATAAATGGCATCCACGTCGCCGGGTGCGGATTCCACGCCATAGTTGGGTGAGAGCCGGTAGCTCTCGCTGAAAAACCGCTGGCAGTCGAAGGCTTCCTGGAGATGGTAACTGTCGCTTGCCCGCTGCCCGTCGCTGCCCCTGAACTCGCGTGCAAAGGTGTTGGTGGACCGGAGGAGGACTTTGGATTCAGGCTTGAAGAGGAGCGGCAGGGGTTCGCCTGGCAGTTTCATCCAGGAACCATAGGAAAGGCCGACCTTGGAAATGCCGGTTATCCCGATGTTGGCACGCCTGGCCAGTGCGAGCATCGGTGCCGCATAGCTGCCAAGCGAAGGATCGACGGCACCGCGCTGTTCGCGAGCAATATCCCAGCCGTTGAGCGGCGACATGCCCACGGTGCCGGTGGGGATGTCGTTGACGTGGGAGGCCTCGGAGAAAATCCCGGCCGAGGCGTTGCCGAAAACGAATGCGCCGATGGGATTCGTGACATTGATGCCTTCCGGCTCACCGGCTGGCGCGGCAGGCCAGGCATTCACCGGGTCAACGGTCTGGTAGTACCAGAAGAACTCCAACTCGCTGGCAAAGGTGAACTCGTCCGCCCGGTTTCGGATGCCTCGGAACAGGGACAGCATCATGAAATGGATGCGCCAGGTGCCATCCCCGAGGCCGCTCCTCAGACGGTCGTTGAAGGCTTTGGCCAGGTTGGCGAGCTGTCGGCTGGCGATGGCTTCGCCAGGACTGACCGGCAGGGCCCGAGTGAAGGCGATGGCCATGGTTCATCCCCACCTTGGAACGGATGGCTCCCCGCCCTGGATTTCAAGTCCTCCCTCTCCGCCTTCGGCATCATAAGCCGTCCCGAGCGACGTTCGCGTATGACGAACCGTCACGCTCCGTACTGGCGCGAGCGACAGAACAAATTCAAGCAGTCGATTGAGCCAGGCATAGAGCGCACCCCATGGCCCGAAACCTTCCGGCAGCCTTTTGGGCGGGTCGATCATGGGGGTGGCGGCACCTCAAATTTGAACGTGTAGACTCGCAACGGTGCGAAAACCCACTCCAGCCGTTCCTGAACCCTGATGGCGGTGCCGGAGGTCTCAAGGCTCTGCGCGGTCAGCGTCCATCCCCACTTGGTCAGCTTGGGAGGATCAGGAAGGGACGATAACGCAGGCAGGAGTGCCGTGATATGGCCTGGCACATTGAACGTTGTATAGAAAAAGTCGGGTTCCCACGCGACGTTGACTCCAGTCGCCTTGTAACGCAGGGCATGCTTCCAGCCCATGATGCGACGACGGGTGAGCGTGATCCGGGCCACGTTCACCTTGTCCGAACCCTTGATGACGGTTTGATCGTAAAAGTCCTTTAGGAATGCGAGTTCCGTAGCATCAGTGATCGGGTCGTTATTACGATATAGAGGCTTGAAGTTCTCTTTAGGTGTCGGCCCTGGCCTGGTTTCGTCCACCGTCCCGTCGGTCTTGTAGTATTTCTTTTTATTGTCCTCGCATGTGGCTTTGTACGTGGAGATGACGGCGTCCGCCGCGTCCAGGTTGTCGATGTCCGGTTCCGGGATGTTGTTCTCCTTGATGTAGACGCGCAGGTAATCGTCGCCCCAGACGGGTGCCTGGGCATAGGAGGTGGCAATCTGCCAGTCGTCCACGGGCGGCTTGTCCCCGGTGGAACCGTCCGGGTTCCGATCCGGCTCCATGATGGTGGTCTCCAGCTCGAACACGCCTTCGCGCTGAACCCAGCGGGTGGCGTACCCAAGGGCAGCGTCGGCCTGCTGCTGAGTCCTGAGCTGCTCCTCGGTGCCACGGTAGGTCTTGACCGTCACGAACCCGTTCTCGTTTGAGAAATCCTCGCGGGTCTCGACGTGGACCTTCTGATCGCCTGTGTAGATGCTCACCGTGTGATGGGCCCTGGAGGACCGGACGAAGTGGTGGCGGTGTTGCGCTCGACCGCCTTGAGGGTGACCAGCATGTCATCCTGCCACTGTTGCTGGGCCTGGTTCATGCCGAATCGGTTGTAGAGAATGCCCACCTGCGCCAGGGCATCGGCCGACATGCCGAAGCCTTCGCCCTTGACGGTCCTGGCGGCTTTCTTTCTCTCCTCTTCCTCGCGGGCCTTCTTCTTCTTTTCCAGGATCAGCGCGTTGCCGGTCATCACGCGCTGATTGGCCAGGGCTGTGTCACCGGCCGTGTCAGCGCTGGCGATCTGGTCAGTGAATGATTCATAGGCCTGGCTGAAACTGCCGGTGCTGACCAACGTTTTGAGCCCACTGACCACGCCGGCGCCGGCCCCGACGACATTGGAAAGGACGCCGGCACCGAGGCCGACCAGGTTCGTGAAGGATTGCAGGCCGGTGGCGATGGCTTTCGACCAGGCGAGATTGAATCCGGTGGCCCGTTCGCTCGCACCCACCAGGCCCTTGTTGGCCTCGGCCATCTCCTTGCGGAGCCGGGCGGCGTCGTCCCCGCCGCGCTTGAGTGCGTCAGCCAGGGTTTCCGCTGCCACCCCGGTAGCGTCGGCCACCGCCTTGAGGGCGTCAAAATCCTCCACGTCGATCCCGAGCTTTGCCGCACCGCGGGCCCGGTCCACCGCCTGTTCCATCGCCTTATAAAACGCGGTCCCGACGGCCGCGGCGGCGGTGAAGACCACGCCGGCCAGGGAGTCTTTCCAGGTCAAACCGAAACGTTTGCCGACCTTTTTGCCGGCCTCCTCCATGTGCGCCCCGGCCCGCTCCAGGTCCTGCCGGAGCGGTTTGGTGTCCCCACCGATCTTGAAGATGAGATCCCAGATGGGCATGGATCATCCCCCTCTGGCGTCTTCAGCTTGGCAATAGTCGTCGAAAGAGGTCTCGCCCTCGTTGAGCACGCGGAAGTTTCCGCTCGCCTCCTCCTGGGCGGCCCAGAGCCAGTAGACCTCACCGAAGAGGGCGTCCATCCCGCCGTGGGGCGCAGCGAAGGCCCGCAGCCGGGCCAGGACGGGCGAGCCCAGGGGACGACCGGGACCGGAGCCAGTCTTTTCGACGATGGGCCGCACCCTGGGCCCGCTCGTGTGCCAGAGCAGGAAGTCACTGAAGGCACCACCCTTTTCCGCCAGGTCGACTCTTGCCAGGCGCCCCTGGATGGCGAGCCGGCAGGCAAACCAATAGGGCGCATTGGATTCGAGGCGAACCTTCCGCCAGGGACGCGAGCAGATGTAGAGACCGGCCGCAAAGAGCTGGTCGTCCATGTGGTAGGGCTCGAACGGCCGCCAGTTGGTGGCGGCACACAGAAGATGGGCGTGCCCGAGGGTGAGCGGGTGAAGAAGGACACCCATCACGCGCCACTCTGGGGGGAACACGCGGGCGCAGTAGCTGGCGGTGGCATCGGTCACGGGGGCGTGAGCGCGGCATTTCCGGGATACCGGCGGAGGGCAAGCGTGACATCCGCGGCCCCGGCTGCGTTCAGGGTGACCGTGGTGTCGCCTACCAGAATCCATTTCCCGTTGATGGCTTCGGTGAGTCCGGCGCCAATCGTTTCCGCGATGGCGTGGAAGCCGGATAGTTCCACCGTGGACCCCTTCTTGAACAAGAACTCGTGAGGCGGCGTGGACGGGCCGGAGGCGGTGGTCCTGGCTGGGCGGAAGGTGATCGACAGTTCGTAGTGGTCATCGTCCCACTGGAGCGCACCCGTGCGGCCGTCGGCGCCGATGTGCTCCGTCAGCCGGGAGACGTGCTGGAGCGGGACGCTGTCGGCAAAGCAGGTGCCGTAGCCTCCGACAGTGACGATCTGATTGCTGCCGGGCGTCAGGCCGGTCAGAAGGACGTGGCCGAGAAAGGTGCTCATAGGCGTTCAGACGTTGGATTCCAGGAATGACTTGTTGGTGGCGCGCCGGATTTTGGCTTCAAGCGTTTTCTTCCGCAGTCCCAGGGTGAACCGGACAATCTTGAGATCCTTTTCGTAGCGCTGGGCGAACTTCACTGCGTTGCCGCATTCGGCCACTGGGGTTTCCGTGGCATGGGTGCGGTCCTCGACCAGCCCAGCTCCGCTGTGGCGCGAGACCCAGCCTTCGAGCTTGGCGCCGAAGCGCTCGGCGGCCTTGCGCCAGCCGCTGCGGGCGTAGCCCACCATCCCGCGGACCTTCTCGGCGTACTGTTCGACCGCCTCGGCCATGGTGACCGCCCTCCACTGGGCTCCCTGGCGCACCCGGCCGCGGGAGTCGCGGGCCTGCTGGTGGGTCGCAGGGTCCGGTTGGTCGATGGCGCCGATGAAGCGCTTGGAACGCCTTAAGATCCTGGCGATGACCTTCACGTCGCCTTCGTCGACGGCCTTCTTGAAGTGAGTGTTCTCCGTGTAGAGGTACATCTTCTTCAAGTTGGGAAACACCTTGGCGATGTCCTTGGTAACCGCGCGCTCGCCATCCCGCTTGCCACCTGGCCGGGCTCCCGGCTTGAGCGGAGGGGTTCTGCGAATGCATTCGAGGATCGCCAGGCGCGCCTCGTCGCGGACGACGGCGCCGAGATTCTGGCGCTGCAAGGCCGCGAACTGGCGGACCTTCTTCTGATAACCGACGTCGTCGAAATCGAAGGTGATCATGGGTCTTCTTCGCGCATTTGTTTGCCCGCCAGATGGTGCAAAAGTTACGCCAGGTGCCGTGCATCGGATGGCGTCATTTCGACGCCGGAAATGCGCCGGCTGAACTCAAGCGTGACGGTCGTGCCCTTGAGACGAACGCTCACGTCGACAATGCCTGCGTTGTCGTCGAAGAGAGTCAGGGGCGGGGTCGCGGTCATGGGCGGTAAATCCCCGGGCCGGACGGACCTTTTGCCGGCCCGTTGCTCATGGTAATTGCGACACCCACCAAGTTAGGCTCAAAAACGGATTCCCCGTACAAAGGCGCGTAGAAGGTCGGCGGGGTTGAAGAGACCATTCGAGGGTCCGCCCCAGCACCAAGGGCGGCCACTTGAGCAGCGGTAAGTGCAATGTTCCACACAGCAGCATCCACCATTTCGGCTGTGGCAAAGAGCCCAAGCGATCCGACCGATCCACGAGCGCCTAGATAGGTGACATCAATCCCCGGCGTAGGTTCCATTGGAGCCGGGTCATTGCTGGAAGTTGCCAGCGCTCCGTCCACGTACAGGCTTCGCAGAGTGGGAGACGCCCACACGCTACATATGTGGTGCCACGTATTTGATGGATACGGGCTTGGACTTTGAAGAGTCCAGCCGGGGAATCCATTTGTCGGAATGACATCACAACGGAAGTATCCGGCCTGTTGCAAGTATATGGCAAAGCGCGCCGTGTGTGTGGATTTCTGGACACATAACAATATGCCACTGTTATTGGTGCTATTAGCGCGTGCCCAAATGGACATGGTCACCGGATAACCCGTTACAGCCGGTAATTGCAATGCTCCATACTGTGATGAACCGTTAAACTCTCGCGTCCCGAACACGGCGCACGCGATAGACAATGGAATCAGGAAAAGGAATCGTTTCATGGCAGGTTCACGCGAACGCCGAGGACTTGAATGTCGTTGCTGTTGACCGTGTCCGCCGCGTCGGTCGTGTCGCGGTAAATCTCAAGCTGTACCAGGTCGCCAGGGGATGCGCCGTCCACCGGGACATTCACCATCGTGACCGCGGTGACCAGGCCGGCGGTGCCACTGGTTGCCGCTGTGGTCTCGATTGCGGTGTCGTAGCTGTCTGCGTCGATATCGACCCCGGTGAGCCGCTGGATGCGCGCGCCGAAGCGGAGGTTGCCGGACGTGGCGGTGGACGCGGTCTGAATGACCACGTTAACCCCGGTAGCATAGGTGTATTCGGTAGGAAGATGAAACGTCCACCGGCTCGCTTCCTGCGTAGCGGCGTCGAAGGCCAGGACACCTATCGTGTTGCGCGTCTCGAATGTCGCGTAATTGGCGGCCGGCGGCTGACCTTGCGAGGCTGATCCGTTGAAGATGGTTTTCGTCACCACCGCGGCACCTCCGCTGCCACCCAGCATCGAACGAAACGCGGCGTCGACCTGGTTCGTGGTGATCGTGTCGTTCGCGATCCGCGCGCTCGCCAGCGAGCCAGCCGTGATGTTTCCGGCGTCGATGCCGGTGCCGACCTTGGACCCGGTCAACGATCCGTCCGCCAGATCGTCCAGGTCCGAATCCGCCTGTTGCGCGTCAAGCGTGGTCCTGCCCGCACCGGCATCCGCGAGGGTCAGGAGAGACTGCCCGAAGGCCGTGGTTGTGAGTGCGGCGATTGCCGTCAGGTCCGGGTCGGCCGGTTGCGCGCCGAAGACGGCCAGGCCTGCGGCCGCGTCGTTGAGAGTGAGAAGACCTCGTCCGAAGGTGGTCGTGGTCAGGCCGGCAATCGCCGTGAGATCCAGGTCGAGTTGCTGCGCGTCGATATAAGTCCTGGCAGCGGCAGCATCG